TCCCAACATTATAAACCCAATCATTAATGCTTTAAACAAATGCCATGCATCAGTTAAGAACACTAAAATAGTAGAAGAGAATAAAAATTTCTCTTTGTTAGGTGAATAACTTTTCCATTTGTTTACCCAAGATTTTCTTGGATCCCAAAATAAAGGATTAAAGTTCTTAAAAACGCTCAAATCGTATCTAGTAAACAAAGTATCCATTACTCCGTTACAGATTCCTGCTAGTATTATAAATAGTATGTTCATAATTTTTGTTCGTTCACGCTTTCGTGAACATTGGTTCTTTCTTTAAATTTTTGTATAATTACTTTAATTGCTTCTGTGATTACTTTTGGCTCCTGCATAGGGATGTCTTCACCCGTTCTCCAGTCGTTGTAATATGCCAGTATTATTATTGCTTCTTTTTCTGTCATACTTTGTCCTTAAATACATACCTTAATAACTTCTTCTCAAGTGGTTTCTCGTGTCTTACGCGTCTTTCGACAATCTCTTTGTACCTCCAGATCGTGTAATGATGCACGTGCATCATGTCAGAAATCTCATACTTGGTCATATTAACATACCAGTATAATACATAAGCGATTACGGCCTTGATTGCCGCCAACTCGTGCGCACTTGTCTTGCACATTACTTGCTCTGGCTTCACTCCGTGATCATCGCAAATCTCTTTAATAATTTCTTCTACGTTCATAATTGTTTATGGTTATAATACATGATCCATCTTCCTCGTCCATCCCTTCCACTCTCTGGCAATATGCCAGTCGTGTAAAGACCATATGCGTCAAGCCAAGAATAAAACTTATTCATTGAGATTGACATCTTAGCCCTTGGTCCAAAGTCAGGGTTGTCAGAGACAAACATATCATATAGTTGTTGTTTGTAATATTTAGTTTCTGTTTCAATCGTTCCATCATTGATCACCCACTCCCAGAAGTTGTGGTCTGTCTCAGCAATAAACTTACGCGTCTTGAGATTCTTGAAGTCACTCTTCACAAATCCTTCGCACAAGTAAAGCCTAAGATTTGAAATCATGTAGTTATCAAACCTAAGCCACTCATCCTCATCCCAATCGCTGAACAGCAATCTACCGAAATCATCCTCAGGTGTAAAGTCTTTGCTATAGTGTTTCTTAAACTCAAGCTCCCACTTCCTTCTCTCAAATGAGTTACCCTTCCCCTTGATCGCATAGTTTGTTGTGATGACAATCTTTGGTGATCTACTGAATGGTATCTTAATTGCGTCCTTATTCTTCTTCTCAAGCGTAATCCCCTCGGTAACAATACTGAACAACCTCTCAAAATCAAAGTGCTTCTTCACGTCATCAAACGTCAGTATCTGTGTATCTGCCGACACCAACTGATAAGCGAATGATTTCTCAAAGCTGAACTGCTTACCATCGATGATGACCATTTTCTTCATCTTGCTTATCGCATTCACGAACAAGCCTTTTCCCGTTCCACCCTCAGGATTGTCGGAGATGACCTCGTCATTAATAATCACTGCCGGGCAATACCCAACATTCTTAAAGCCATGGAGAAGGTAACCAATGGTGCTCTCAACCGACATGATTCTATCTGGTTCATTGCCAGCGATGTTGCTGATAAATCTCTTGTAGTCGCAATTTGCGACTGGTTGTATAAAGAAGTCTCTGTCAATAACTTGGTCCTTCCATACATATCCACCCAAATCTAAGTAGTCAACAATTGTAATGTCCTTGCACGTTGCCTTCACGGCACAATTCTTATAGTAAAGATATGAGGTATCTTTCTCGTCTGAGATAAAGTAAACATCAACATGAGAAAGCATTGTTAAGAAATCTTCCTTGAAGAACCTTGTCTTGTCAGCAAAGAAATTGTACACCTCCATGTCACCACATTTTAGAATGTAAGTGAGAATGAAATCTTTTATCTCTTCCTCTGTTGTGTTGTCGATTAAATTATTGGTCACTTTCACGAAGATGTAGTTCTTTGTCCCTTCAGGAGAATACTTGTAGTATCCATTGTCCTCTAAGAACTCTTTGAACTTATAATGCAACATCTTTATTACACCCTTCTCTGATCGTTCCCAAAACTCAACATGGTGGGAGTCATCCTCAATGCTATTGATCGTAGCATCTATTACATCGTCTTCAATGTCTGACTCCCTCAGTTGAAGACGGATCTCCTTTTTTGATACACCTGCCTTAAGTTGCTTCTTGATTGAGTCAACCTTCTCGATATCTTCAAAGAACCTTGTGTTGTATTCATCCTTATTCTTGTATGCGCTGTCGCAGATAACTTTTATCTCAGGCATCTCAAAGCCCTCGTGTGCAAACTCACTAAGAGCGTACATGGCCAAGTCTTTGTTGATACCAAACTTGTTGTACCTTGATGCCAGAATGAATATGTTATTGTTGCGCTCGCCTACGACCATGCCGTATTTCTTGTCCCACCATACCCTAAGCCTTCTAATAATTTCATTCTGGTCGGTTAACTTTATTGTCGACTTAGAAACATTGGTTATCATCTCCTCGTACTTACCTTGAGACATATCCATCCACACAGCACTATTTGGATTGATAAAAATTAGTGGATCATAACTCTCATAGCATACCCGTGAAATGTTACTACACTTCACATCGAAGTTAGGGCTGTTATATTTGCCTTCTAAGGACTTAAAATAGTGCTTGTGGTTGTCTGAATCCTTTGGGATCCTTACGATCAATTTAAGGCCGTCTCCTGAGGGAGAAACAAACACGCTATAGGTGTACTTATCTTTTGTTAGTTCTTGTTTCTTAGCAATCAACTCATGTTGCTTGTCAAAATCATCAAAGTCAAGGCAAATGAATCCGCTGTGTTCAATAAGTGCTTTATCATTTCGCGTATTGAATGTGCCTGAAAAACAAATCGCTGGCAATTCCTGTTTAAGTATATTGCGAACATCTTTGTTCTTCTCTTCTCTGATGCGTTTTATAATGTCTTTATTCTTGCCTTCCTTAATTCGGGCAAGTATCCCGTCAATCGGCCTAAAGAAAGGCGTTGACGTGTCTTTAATGTTTCGAAAAACTGTGATTTGTGTCATGTTGTGTCGGTTTTATGTCGATTTTTTATAGGCTAAGTTATTGTTTTTAATTCTTTTAACCCATTTGTGTCGTTTTTTTATTTTTAAAATGAAATAAAAATAAAATAGAATAGATAAATTAATATATACTGAAATTGGCAACTTTTTCCGACATTCGACACAAGCACCACCTGAAGTGATGCTATGTGTCTGTCGGTGATTAGATTAGAACGGCAACTCGTCCAAGTCTTCCTTCTTTTTTGAGGGCTTACTTGTGTCGGTTTTTGCAGGTGGCTCGACAAGTTGACCATCTGACCATGCTACTTTGCCTGATCCAAGATAGTTTTTCTTGTCTTTTGCCTCACGCTCTTCCTTAGATTGTTCTTCCCAAACGCTGGCGTTCTTACCCCACTCGTTTGTGTCGTTGTTAAGTGCTACGGTAAAGTTTAAATACTTACCATCTTTTAACTTGCTCTTTGTGATCTTAGTCACGTCGATTGATACTGATACTAATTGTGCCATATGTTTTATTCTTCTGTTGTTTCTAATGCGTCCATCTTTTCTTGAAGATAGTCTGATAATTCTTGTAGTCCCTTGTTGTAATGATAGATAAGACTAATTAATTCTTTGTCGTCCATCACATCGTCATTTGATACTGGCCATAGGCCAAAGATCTCGTCATGTACTCCCTCGTACATGGTTAATTTTTCTTCTCTTGTCATAATGTTTGTTTAATAATAAAATTGCTTACGTCCTCAGTCTTATTTGGTCCGAAGAATTTGTGGTACTGCTCAACTGCCCTTGATACTTTCTCTCTGCCTCTGTCTAAGAACTCCTCAGAGCAATCATAAACAGCAACACGGTTAGTTTCCTTTTCGACAACAATAAACTCCATAGGCTTGCCAAAGAATTGATTATATAGCCATGCCTGAGAGTCATAGTTGTACTTTCTTGCGCTGAACATAAAATCATCTAGCTTTGATGTTGTCTTCAGATCGTAGATAACGTCATCCTTCACAATGTCAGCCTTCCCTTTCCACATAACTCCCATGATCTCCCTGACCATTGGAACCTCGTAGCCAATCACGTCATCATAAACCATGTCATACGTTGTGATGTTGCCAGTGATGGCTTCAGCCATCTTCATTATCATGTCTTGTTCTGCTGACAATAATCTTATCTCTCCATCAGCGCACGCATCCTTGTAGATGTTTGTGTTTCTGCTTGACGCATTTACAATTGTGAAATTGTCAATCTTGTCCTTCTCGATCAACAAAGTATGGAAGTAACTTCCTTTTACCATGTCGACAGTCTTTTCTTTGTTTCTTTTAAAACTTGATGGATCCTTTAGCAAGGCATCAATGTCTGAGTTGGATAGGAATTGTTTTCCCATCTCGCCATAGTAGTTGGCATCATCCTTTAATAGTTCTAGGTTCATTTAATTGTTTGATTAGATTTTTTTCGTATATTTTAGTTACTGATTTACTCTCACACTTGGTGGCTACGCCATCAAATTGGACGAGACAATAATTCTTGTCTACGTTTGAGATGTACTTGCCGAATGTTGTATGGGTTGCCAGTAGTGGTCTGTAGGCAACCCAATCATCCTTGATCATTACTGAGTGATTTCTTTTTGAATCTCCGTGCTTATCACGTCATCAATCACGTACTTCTTGGCTAACTGATCAATTAACTTCTTGGCTCCAAGTTTTCTGTTAGCCTGCACATATGCAATTGCCTTCGTCCAATTCTCATCGCCAATATTTAACACGATCTGAGTCTGCTTGCCATCGTCCTTAGATGTGTCAGCCTCCTCGAAGTCTTCACCGGCATAGATGTTGATACCAAGGCCATGTAATGCCAAGGCCTTCACAGTGCTACGTTGAATCGCTTTATTCACATCGAATGATGTAATCACGTCAACTAACACTGATTGATTGCGCAAGTTCATTACTGGCAATTGATCAATGTGCTCAACGCCTTCGATAGTTACACCAACCTTTACCCATGCCGTTCTGCCATCAGTAAAGTAGTTCTTGCCATCCACATTCTCATAGATGGTTCTGCTTGTGTTCGGGCAATTAATACACGCAAGTCTCCATGCGTTAGCCCATGACAAATAACTTTGTCCTTGTTTCTTCTCAACGTACTTCGTGACGTCAATGCTCGATAGTTTTTCAAATGTTGTATTCATATTAGATTTTTTAGGTATTCTTTAAACATAAACCAGTAGCAACTATAAATACTATGGTCAATAAATAATGCATGGGTGTATTCCCAAGTAAAAAAGACATGGTATAGTTCCTTGTACTTTATTATTGTGAATGTCTCGCTTTGGTAAACTTTCATAACTTGCTGAATGGTATTGATTGAAATTCTACTTTTACATATCCTTCTTGAATAAGACCCTGATGGTGAGCGATCATTCTCTCTAAGTACCATTTGGCTTTCTTCATGTCTTCTAAGCCACCCTTATTCTCACATCTCCAAAGGTACTTAATCACGTTGGCAGTTGCCACGGCATCTAATCCTTTCTTATTCATGGTCGCTGATTCAATTGCATCGATACACTCAACTTTGCCTTGCTTGTAATGTGTTGGGTTGATATTATCTTTCATCGGATTACAAAGTTAAAACTAAGTTTTGGAAATACAAGTTTTCATCAAATAATTTTTGATAATTTTTAACGTACTTGTATACAGTTGATTGATTAATCCTGAGGTGGTGTGCAATGTCTTTTACATGGAAGTCTTTAACTTGGTATAAGTAAAAACAAAGGCCTTGCTTCGCTTTATTCACGCCCCAGTCTTTGGTGCTTGTGAATACGTCTAAATGGTTTTTCACATCATATTCATGTGCCAGATTAATAGCCATTTTAACAATTTCTTGGCACGCTTTACAGAACTTGGCAGACATTTCTTGATTGCCGAGCATTGCCTCTCGTTCAAAGTCAGAGAAGTCTATCCCCGTCTTAATGATGCCCGAACAACAATTGCAGAGCAGTGCCCCATTCCCATTGTTAAACTTAAAGATCGCTTTCATTTGTTATTTCAATTGTTTTAATGTAATTTTCATTACCCCTAATATTATTAGTTGCTCTTTGTAATGTTGTATGCTGCATACCTAATTCAAATTCACCATTTTCTTTTTCGTACACATTTATCCAAATAGATTTCCTTTCCTTTGCCATAAATAAATCCCATGATGTTTCTCTAAATATATTGTAAATTCCATGTGTAGTCCAAGACAAAACATCTTCATCACCTTCTATTATCCCGTGTAATGGTTGTATAAGTGTAGCACTTTTAAACAAATGTAATTGAGTAACTTTTTTACCGTTTCTTGTGATAACTGGTTCACCAGCTAATGCACGTTCTAAATTAAATGCTTTCATTTGTTACCTCCGTATGTTTCGTTGTAGTAGTCGTCAAATGTTGGAAAGTTGCTCATAAAACTTTGATTGTAAGTTTTTTCATGTTGCTCCTTCTCCATTTCTTTGGCTTTCTCAAGTCCGTTGAATTGCTTAATAATGTAGTTCTGAGTGTCTTTTGGGATCATGTCCCATAGTATGTCTATTGCTGTCATTTTATTTGTTTTAGTTTAGCGATATAATTTGGATCCTCAGCGTAACGATGGTTGATATTTGTTAGGTATCTGTTCTGTATCGCCACATAGTCTCTTAGGCAGTCTCTATATGTCGCATATGCGCAGTGGTCATTCTTCATGCCGATGACAAGTTTAGATCTCGATGTTCTTATGCCTGCAATGTTCTTGTTCTGCTTGCAGATATTACTCGTGAAGTGCCCCGTCTCAATCTTAAACTGCGCCAATGCCACAGGCACTTGCATACAGCCCAGGTGCGTCAACTCACTGATGATTGCGCTGTCCGTCAAGGGAATATCCTCCACTAACTTCTCCACTATCATCGTTTTGTATTTCGTTAAAATTAAGCGCTCTTGTAATAATATAAGTGTAATCACACTTATTGCAATAAAGTTAAACGCAAGGCTTGTCCAAAATGGGAACCTAAAGTCAAATACTTTTTTGATTACCATCGTTTCTTGGTCGATAGAAATTAATTTTTTTCTCATAATATTTTATTTTTTTAATGGTTTCTTGATTGCTTGGATTCTTTTCCAATAAATTGTTTAATGTGTCAATAGATAGCTGTATTGACATGACATCAAATCCCTCCTTATCATACATCTCATAATAACGTGGATGCACCTTTTCATAAAAGTCACCACCAAGGCGTGTGTTGTATATCACAACCTTGCCGTTGTCAAACTTTTCCACCTTGCATCCGTTGTCAATGATGTAGATACTATTTTTTCCTTTGAATACTGGTCTGTTGTGCATCGATTTGTTTTTTTAAGTTTTGTTGAAAGTCATTGAAGTCCACCTTGCCATCGGGATATACTACCCTCATTGCCTTGGGATTGTGTTCGTTGATCGGTGATATAATTGTTCGTATCTCTAGTGTTGTCATTTGTTACCTCCGTATATTGCG